ACCGGGCCGCGAAGTCGTAGGTGGCACTGCTGCCACCCCACTCGACGACCATGATTGCTCGCTTCATGACTTGCTCCTCTCGGCTGCCAGCTGGGCCTTCTGTAGCGTAGGCTCAGTGGCGTGCTCGTTGGTGATCAGGTTCCACCACTCATAGCCGTCCTTGGTGGCGTAGACGGTGAGCCGGTTCTCCCTGGCCCAGATCGTGTTGGACGGATCGGCGGTCCAGCCCTTGCGCGACTTCTGCGGCGCGGCGGGTTCGGCCTTGGTGGTGGTCGACGCGGGGGTGCCGGAGCGCAGGGCCTTCAGCACGCGGTCCCACATCTGGCGGCCTGTGGGCTTGGCGTGGTTGTCTCGGCGATACTTGGCGACCCACTCAGCGCGGGGGCCGAACCGCTCCCGCATGAGGCGGGCTGCTTCGGCCGGGGGTGTGTTGGCGGTGATTCTAGCCAAGATAGTCCTCCAGGCTGGCGACCATATTGGCGAGCTCGTCGCTGGCGTCCTCGCTGAGGTGGTCGTTGAAGTCGTCGGCGTTGCGGTTCAGCCAGTCCAGGCAGAGGCGCAGCGCAGCGGGGTTCTGGTCTTCCCAACCGGCACCGTGGTACACGGCGTCTTCGAGCTGTTCGCCGACGGCGTCACCCAGCTCGTACTTGGCGGCGGTGAAAAGGAACTTGGGCAGGTTCAGCATGTGGGTGCCTCCGGGTTCGGGTTCACTTTATTATAGCACACTCTCCGCACAGATTCAACCGTTACTGTGCGAGCGTGTTGAGCTGGCCGATCAGGCCGATCAGGAACCGGGCGAACGGGATCGCCAGGGTCAGGATCAGCAGGGCACAGGTCAGGCGGCTTTTCAGGGTCTTCATTTCGTTACCTCCTGCGCGAGGAGTAGCTGGAATCGGGCCTAAATCGCGAGACCTGCGTAAGTGGTGCTAGTGTGCGAGTTTAGGCGAGAAGTGTGTTTTTGCGAATTGGCCTGAAAACGGGCGTTTCGCAATGTGGCGTCGGGCGAAAGGCCCGGATCCGTCCTGCTCCGTCCTGCCTTCAGAACTCAGCGGGACGGCGCAAGCGGCTGAAGGCGCAGGCGTTAGGCCCATCCGTCCTGCCGTCCTACCTTCAGGCCCAATCCTTTATAAACGGGGCTTTTTGCTGCGGTTTTTATAATACTTTCTCTAATATTTATATAAAAGGTAGGACGGATTAGGTAAGACGCCTGCTGCGTTGGGCTTATGGCGTCCTCCCTTTGGTCTGTAAGGGGGGACGGAGTAAGACGGGATGGCGTAACGAGTTGCCGGCGCAGCGGGTTTGGGCGTCCTGGGGGACAGGACGGAGTGTAGGGACGGCTGGAGTCGTGTCGTTTTTGAGCGATCAGGGGCGGGTGCGCCACGTCCGCCGGGAATCGCGCGAGGCTGGAGTTGCACCGGGCCAGCTGCAGGGGCCTGATTTCAGCGTAAAACCCTGCCTTTTCAACAGTTTAAGGGGCGCGGGGGCCTGGTTCAGGGCCGGTTTATCGCCATTTCCTCCACGCAGAAGGTCTTGCGTGCACTAAGTGACGACAGGTGACACGTATCGTCACTGTAGTCACTCGCCGGGGGCGTTTCGCACATAAGCGAGTGTTGTTATTGGGCTTAGCGCACTTTCGCCAAGCGGGGGGTAAGGTGTGACACGAGTGATCAGCTGTCGGTAAGCTCGCCACAGCCGGGGTACAGCGGCCTCAGCCGAGGGCCGGGGGGCCTGAATCGGCGAATAACGCCTGTTTCCGGGGGGTCAACCATCGGCTAGTTCGCCGAGGGAGTATCAGCCGAGTCAGCGGGCAGTATACTATCCTCCACGCAGAAGGTTCTGCGCCTTCGATAATAGTAACCGGGGCCGGGGGCCGCAGGCCGGGGGGCCAGGGGGCAGGGTCGGCGACTCAGGGGGCCTCTCGCCGAGCGTAAGCGACGATCGCCCAGGGACTAAGGCCCAGGGCCGGGGGCCGGGGGGCCTCCTCCCCTCGCCGGCAGCGCGGTTCAGCGCGGGGGCCGCGAGCCGGGGCGCGGGCCGGGGGCCGACTCCCCCTCCCCCCATACCCCAAAGTGCGATGGCGACGGCGTCGGTGGGGCCTTCGGAATATTGCAAGTGGTCAAGTCCCAAAATAGGGCTTGCCCCGCGCAGCGATATAAGCTAAGTTGCCGGTATGAGCGAATCAAAGTTCACACCCGAGTTGCTCGAACAGTACCTGGACCTGCTGCGCCAGTACGGTCTGAAGGCACGGTGTGCGCGAGCGGTCGGCCTTCACCCCTCGTCCATGAAGCGTTACCGCAAGGACAACCCCGACTACGATGACGAGGTTGAAGCCGCGATGGAGGACTACCGCGAGAGCGTTGAGTCCGAGATCCATCGTCGCGCAATCGAAGGCATCGACAGTCCGGTGTTCTACAAGGGTGAATTGGTCAACACCGAGAAGCGATACAGCGATCGCCTGCTGGAGCTGCATGCCAAGCGGCACATTCCCGCCTATCGCGAAAAGCATACCGTCGATCACAACGTGACCGGGGGCGTGTTGGTCGTGCCGGGCACCCCCGACAAATCGGAGGACTGGGAAGACGATGGTTGAGGTCCGGTTGATGCAGCGGCAAGACCGGTCGCTGTACTATGAGGTACTGGTTCGCAGCCGCGTCCGGCCCGATCTGAAGGCCAAAGGCATTCACGAGTTCGGTCAGGACGTCGAGAGTACCGAAGGCCAGAAGTTGGGCTTGCTCGCGGGGGCGTTGGCCGAGCACTTGTGCTTGCAGTACAGCGACACGTTGGAGCCGAGCAACTGTGCGCGGGCGGCCATCAACGCACATCGCGAGCTGATGGCGGAAAACCCGCACGTCCGCATGGGAGACGAGTTGCCCCGTGACGCAGACAAGTCAATCGCAGCTACTGTGGCGAGAAAGCGATGAAGGGCTCCGGCCCGTCCTCGTCGAAGGTAAGCGCGAAACAGTCGTAGCCTGGGCACCACAGCCGGGCAGCCAGGAAGCGTTCCTGAGTTGTCCGGTTTTTGAATGCCTACTGGAGGGCAACCGGGGCGGCGGCAAGACTGATGCCCTGATCATGTCGTATGGGCAGTTCACCGGAGCGGGGTTCGGCGCAGAGTGGCGCGGCATCCTTTTCCGGCGAACGTATCCGCAGCTGCGCGACGTGATAGACAAGTGCTTGAAGTGGATACCGATGATCTGGCCCCGTGCCACGTATAACCGCAGCGAGTATTATTGGACCTGGCCCGACGGCGAACAACTTTTCCTGCGCCACCTCAACGACGAAAACGACTACTGGAACTATCACGGCCACAACTACCCGTGGCAAGGGTTCGAGGAGTTGTGCACATGGCCGGATGACAAGGCGTACACGAAGCTGTTTGCGTGCGCCCGGTCCACGGCCAAGGGCATACCCATCATGGTCCGCTCAACCGCCAACCCGTATGGCGTGGGCCACAACTGGGTCAAGGCCCGGTTCAAGCTCCCCATCGCCGGCAACCGCACCAAGGGTCCAGTGCTGCGCGGCATGGTGGACAAGTACGGCGACGTGATTCCGGAACGGGTCGCGGTGCACAGCCACCTTGGTGAAAACCGGGTGCTGATGAGTGTGGACAAGGAATACTTGAGCCGCATTAAGGCCGCAGCACGCAACGACGCAGAGTACCAGGCCTGGGTCCACGGCAACTGGGACATCGTGGCGGGCGGCATGTTCGACGACGTGTGGGACCCCCGCGTTCACATCGTTCCCAATTTTCCGCTTGCCCAGATCCCTCGCAACTGGCACATTAACCGCAGCTACGACCATGGTCAGTCCAAACCGTTCAGCGTTGGCTGGTGGGCCCAGAGCAACGGTGAACCGTTCAAGTATCGTGGCCATGTGTACGGAACGGTGCCGGGAGACCTGTACCGCATCAACGAGTGGTACGGTTGGAACGGCGAGCCCAACGAAGGACTCAGGCTCAGTGCTCGCGACATTGCCAAAGGAATCATACTGCGCGAAAGCGCGATGGGACTCACGGGCCGGGTTCGGCGCGGGCCAGCGGACACCCAGATTTTCGATCCCAACCCCGGCTATCCATCCACAGCTGAAGACATGGCCACCGAAGGCGTGCACTGGGACTGGGCCGACAAGTCACCGGGCAGCCGTAAGCAAGGCTGGGAAGCCATGCGCACGATGCTCAAGGCAGCCAACGAGCATCCGCGAGAGTACCCAGGCCTGTTTGTCCTCGAACAGTGCGAACAGTTTCGGCGCACTGTGCCCGTCCTTCCGCGAAGTGATTTCGACCTGGACGACGTTAACACCGAGACCGAAGACCACATCGGTGACGAAACCAGGTACCGGCTGCGCCACAAGCGCATCGCCGTGTCGAGCGGAGTATGGAAATGAGCGAGAAAGATCCCAAGCGGCCTGACACAACCAGCTATGCCTACGACTGCATGCTGCCCAAGTGGGACGTGGTCAGTTCAGTCTTGGCCGGTACAGACGCACTGCGGCGCGGGGGGAAGAAGTTCCTTCCCCAACACTACGGCGAGACCGACGACGCCTACAAGGAGCGGCTCGAACGGGCCACCCTGCTCAACGTCACCAAGCTCACGCTGAACAGCTGGGTCGGGCGACCGTTCAGCGACATGATCAAGTTCGAGGAGTGTC